CCACACTGCGCAGCCAGCGCCGAAGACTTTCCTCGCCCCGGTCTTCGAAGCGGTCGCCCCGGCTGGTGGTAGACTAAAATTCCTCCTCTTCAACCACCGCGTCTTTCTCGTGCTTCACCTCGGCCTTCCCGGCAACGACAATAGCCCGGAACTCCTTGGCCGTGTCGTAGAGGTGCTGGTCTTCTACAAAGCCTTCGCGGGTGATCTTCCAACCAAACCACGACCCCTTGTCATTGCTCTCCGGGGTGGTGCTGAGGTGGAAGACGCTGCTGAACATCGCCGGGTTGTACCGGCTGCCGTCCTCGCGTTCCCGTTTCGTCGAACGCATTACATTCATCCAGTTACGGGACTTCTTCAACTGGCTGGAGGCCATTGCGATGACCACCGGGTCTCCGGTGTTAGCGTCGATACAATAGTGCATCCGGGTGTCTGTCAACTCGTTACCGTTCTCCAGCCGGTAGTCCTCGTCCAACGTCATCGCCAGCTCCTTACCGTCCTCGGCGTTATACTCGTTGACAAAACCACCGCCTTCGTCCAGCGGCTTCCACTCCACGTACACTCGGCGGTAGTGGCAAGGCACGACCCGGATGTCGTTCATAACAACCCCGGTTGCCACGTTCAACAACATCCCTGATTCCGCGCCCTCGACATACGCTCCGTCGGCCTTATTACATTGGGGGCTGTTGGATTGGAGGATGCGTACAAACGGGATCGAGTAAGCATCTTGGTCCGCCTCTTCAAACCCTTGGTCGGCATCCGCACCAAAATCAACTACGCTATTGGATAATTCAGCACTCTTCTTTTCAGCTACATTTTTACCGGCCATCGGTAATCTCCTATCTCATAATAAATTGTTGGCAATTATAACGGCCGCCAACAGTCAGGCCGTTTCTTTCACCCGGGAACCGGGTAGCGTTCCTCAACAATACGGAGGCCGTTGACCTTCGCCAGTCTTTTTAGCTCGTCAACGTGTATCAGCCGTTTGCCGGGGAGTACATACCAGTTCTCGCTGAGTTTTCTTTTGTCGCCGCGTTTACCAACAGGAATAGACTGCGGGTATATGGTAATGCCGTCCAGTTTGTACGTTGTCATTATCATAGCGAAATCACCGCCTTACGGTGAAAGTATGCGCCGAAGGTATCCAGCGGGACATCGTCGCCGTTCTCCAGCATCTCCCGGATCATGGCCTTCACCGACCCGGTGTTAATGGCCTCGTTCACCGAGAACTGGTCGTATCCGGCCTGTTCGAGCAGCGACACCAGCTCGCCAACTTTCTGGTGGTCGCCCTTGTCGAAGGGTATCACCACATCTTCTTTTACCAAGCTCTCTTGGTTGTGCTCCAACAGCCACGCTACCGCCGCCGGTCTTTTGGCTTTTGGGATGCTTGCGTACAGCGTCTCCTTGATGCCGATGCTCACCCCGCCGGTTGTTTTGAACTGTTCCATTCCGGCGGCCAGCATTGCAGCGGGCAAGTCCTGTTCCTGCGTCTGGCGGAGAGCGGCGAGTGCCGTCTTTAATCGCTTTTCTAAATCCTCGACATCCGCCTCCTGCTTGCGCTGTAACTCTGCGAGACTGGATATCTCTCCAATCTGCTCATTTGTCGGGCCTTCCACCCCTTCTTCAAAATCAATTGCCATCGCCGTTCTCCTCTGTTGTGTTGTAATGGAAACTATCTGCTCGCTGTTCTTTAACCTTCAGCGCCTTCAGTATTTTTTCGTCCACGGTACCGGGGCACACCATGTCGATCAGCGCTATACCGCCTTTCCCGTAGGCCGTCGCCCGCTCTATGGATTGAAGTCTGGCGTACAGGCTGTAATCGTTGCTGTAGTTTACGATGGTGTCGGCGGCGTCGAAGGTCTGGCCTACACCACCTGCGTGAACCTGCCCAACTAGAAATAGCGTTTCTGGATTATGCTGGAACCTCGCCTTCTCCACCGGCCTTGCGCCCTGCGATATACCACCGTGGAACTCTGCTACCGCATCCTGACCGTACTTGCTTTTTAGCGAGGTAACAATTTCCTGTATCTCAGGCTGGAACCTCGCCCAGATTATAACCTTGCCAACAACCTCGTCCAGAATACTGTGTAAGATGTTGATTCTATTGTGTTTTATGTACTGTAGCTGGCCCTCGCTGTTCTTTACGTGGCCGCCAAGTACCTGCTGCGCCTTGAGTAACATCGTTAGACCGTTGCTGGCTTCCACCTTGTTTTCGTCCATAAAGAACGCGAGCAAATCCGTCGGCGCTATGCCAAGGTGGGCGCAGGCATTATCCTCTAACTCCTTGTAGATCCTCCGCTGGTCTGGGAGCATTTCCACGTCGCGGATGTACGGGACGATTGGCGGCAGCCCCTCCACCTCGTCGCGTGATAGCCGGTAAGTGTAGGGCGCTATGGCCGCTTCCAACTCCTCCATGTTGCGGTAGTCCACCACGTTATCATACAGATCCCGGCCCGGTTTAATTCCGGCCTTCATTAACTGGCGATAGGTTAGCGCCTCCAGTTTGACCGTCTTTGGATCAATGCCTTGATTGAAGCAATACGATCTAAATTTATGCAGACCCGACCTCTTCAGCGACCGCTTTACAACCGCGTATCTGTTTCTGAACGCCGTGTAGGTGGTCTTCCCGAGGATAGCCGGGTTAAGGAATAGGAACTGGCTGTATAGATCCAGCGGACTCTGTGTTATCGGAGTCCCATTCAACAACCGCCGGTATACTGCCTCCCGCCCAGCCTCAACAACCGCCTTCGTTGTAGCGGCGTTGTATGTCTTGATGCGTGTCGACTCGTCAACCACCATCATGCACTTGTTGTTACGCAGCGCCTCGTCTATTAGCTTCCGGCCGGTGGCGTTCACTATGGATTCCAAGTTAAGGGTAAGGATCTTCAGGGCGTTGCCAACGTCCGCAGATACAAGCTCCTTGAATGCTCGCTTGCCCTTCACGCCGAGCCCACCGCTGTAGAAGGCCGCCTTGTATTCCACGGCGCAATGTTCCGCGGCCTGTTCTACCCATTGCCGTTGGACGCCGTTGGGCGCGAGCACCAGCAAGCAGTCGATTTCCCCGGCCCGGAACGCCCTTGCCGCATCGTCGAAGGTGACCTTGGTTTTACCTGTTCGCATAGTCATAAAGTACGCAAAGGCGGGTTTTCCATCCGACAGGCGCAGCGCCTCTAATTGCTGGGGCCGTGGCTTTGTCTTGTACAACATCACACCGGCTCGCCAATAAGACGTTCCCCGAGGGAAACGATGTCGTTGAACAGGTGGTTCTGTAGCTCCCGGGTCATATCACCATGCCCGGTGTGGAGGTGGAGGTATTCCTCGATCAGGGTGGCCGCCACGTATTTTGTTCCAAACCCGTAAGTGTCAGGGGACAAATAGATCTCCTTGTCCTTGGCGAGTCCCAGCATCCCGCCGCGGAGTTCGGAGGTGGTTGTGATGGGGTAGGTATCGACCGGGTATCCGATGCGGTTACAGAAGACTATCGCCCGCTTCAGCATCTGTCGCTGGATATCAGTTAGCTCGGTTGCCGGAGGGGGCGGCAGGCGTCTGTGTTTCGCAAGTACCTTGAAAACGGAGGAGTTGACCGCCGGATTCAGCCGCAGCCGCTCGGCGACGGCGAGGAAGGCGTCGGTGGGCTCGTCGTAGACATCCATGTAGTCCAAAACATCCGCCTCTAATGTGCCACGCGGGGAGAGCAGCACTTCCTCTATAAAGTCCTCGTCCTCACTGAGCACAATCGCCGTCGCTATCCTCCGGGCCATCTGGAATCCATAAATGGCACTGCGGTCTTCGCTGATATCCAGTCCGGTGTGGATGTTGTAGGTGTATACGCTGATCGGGAACCCGTCGTATATACGGATGCCCTTATAGTAAACGAACTCTGAGCGCCCGGCGTGGATATCGGCCCACTCGGTCACTTCCTTGGGTTTGGATTCCAACACAATAGCCGATCTCGACAGATAGCATTCGTGGAAGGCGCTGCCGGTGACGGTGATCGTGGTCTTTTCGCTGTCGTGCGCGGCACGGGTTGGGTCTGTGGTAACAAGTCCGTCGTGTTCGTCCATGGCGTTACAGTACAGCTCGCGGAATGCCTGCCACATCTCCCAGTTCTTCCCGAGGTCGGTGGTGAACCCCAGCAGGGTATCGTTCATCTTGATAAGCTCGAACGCCTTGCCGCGGATATCCTGTTGTTCGCGGGTAAACTCGAATACCTCGTCACCGGCCTGTATCACAATACGGTGGTTCTCCCGCAGTAGTACAGCGATGGCGTACTTCAGGCCAGTCCCGAAGTACCCGATGGGGTTGTCCGTTTGCTTGGCGTTTACCCCGAAGGTCGCGATGGATACCGCGTCCAGAACGCCGTTGTTTTGAAATATAACGTCAGTGTTTTGCATGGTGTTCTGCCTCCTCTGCGGACTCGATTATATCGAACAGCCCCTTTAGGTATTCGTGCCGATCTACGGCCATCGCGTGTGAAATAGTGGCCGGGGTACCGCCCTCGCTATACTCCACCGCAAACGCCTTCAGCGTAGTGAGGCCGTCCACCAGCTTTGCGCCTTCTGTCCACGGTATCTGTTCCTGTCCCTCCAGCACGGATATCATCAGCGACAGTACCGCGAGCAGGTACGCCCCGAGGTCGTGGTGGTTGTCTATGCTGTTTAGTATCTCCAGCGATTGCTTGGCGTCAGCTTGCGCCGCTTTCAGCCTCTCTTCTCTGTTACTCATTGTTATGGTCTCCTTTGTTATTTAAGACGGTGGTGGATGGCGGCTATGCGGTTGCGCAGGTTGTCTTCGTACCAAGACACGGGCATCTTTATGTCAGTAGCTCCTTTCTTCTGTGTAGTCTTCCAGCGCCGTAACCAGCCCGTCGAAATCCTCCCTGTGCCCGAGTAGGTGGGCGAGCTGGAGTACCGTGTTCAGGCCGGTGCTGTACTCCTCCGCCAAATGGCGGAAATATTGTGTGCGGTCTGTGTAGCCGTGCTGTTGGTAGATGGTGCGGTTGTTATTCATGGCGGTCAATCCACTCGTCGGCAATGTAGCACCCGACCCCGAGCAGCAGCACCAGCGGTAATAGCAACAGCAACAGCATCAGCACGTTTTCCAAAATGTTCACAGCAGGTACCCTCCTTTAGGGGTTGGTAGGTTGCGGGTCTGGACTTCCGTTGCGATCTTGCGGAACCGGGCAATGGCGGCGTTGCGGGCTTCTGTCTCCCGTCCATACTGCGGACTTTCCGCGGCGTTGTAGTAGGATACGGCGCTGGCGGCGTTGCGATACAGCTCAAGCAGTTCGTCGTCCGTTATACTTTGGAGGTCTGTGTCAGCCATTGTCGCTGCCTCCGTACTGGAGGAGGCCCATCGCAATGATCCCAAGTCCACCGCCGACAATGACGCCGGCGTAAAATAGCCAGAAATTCTCCATGGTTGTTCCCCTTAAAATTTGATAGATATGTTGATTGCCTGCATGAACCAGATCAGCGTGACGCTGTCTGTTACATCCACCTCCGCCGCGACCAGCGGTATGACGCTGGTGGAGTCATCGTCGATGGTCATGTTGCTGTACTTATAGCCGGATATGGCCCCGACCCCGATGCGCGTGCGCTGGGATATCGGGATGATGGCGGCGGCGTACAGACTGGGCTTGCCGTAGCTGTTGGACAATACCCCTACCCGTTTGCCGTTGGTGGTGTAGGCTAGGCCGGGGGTGAACGTGCGGAGCTTCTGGCCGAGTCCTACGTGGGCGGTGACGGTATGTACCATCAGCTCCCCGGCTACGGCCGTGGCCGCTACCGGCAGGGCCAGCGCCGCCGCGAGTAGTAGTGCCGCTGGGTGTTTCATCCGTCACTCTCCTTTATCCGGGCGTACAGGTTGGCCCACTGTGGGCCGTGGTCCGGATAGACGAGGTGTGCGAGTTCGTGGCAGACGGTATCCCGTATGGTGCTCCACGGGAGTGGCTGTGGTGCCCAGTCCCCGCCGTCATAGGCGAAGGCCCGCTCCCGGATCAGGATGCTGATGCGCCCCTCCTCGTGATAGCAGAGGCCGAAGGCTCCGTTCGGCCGCCGCTTGGGTTCAACGACCGCAAGGGGGAGCTGGTGTTGCTCCGCCATGCAGTGCGCGAACTCCTCAACCCTACGGAACAGCTCTGTGTCGTCGTGATGTAGCATCGCCGCCTCCTAGAATGCGCGGGATGCGACGAGCTTGGTGATGGCCGCGCCGAGCCGCATATTGTCCATCTGCCGCAGGAGGGCGAGTCGGGCGTCGATCTTCGCTACCTTGGCGCGGCCCTTGGTGCCGACCATATAATTCAGTTGCGATCTGCGGAAGATCTCGCCTGTTGCGAGGCATTTGCGGAAGATCGGTAGTGTCTTTGTGCTCATTGGTCTTCTCCTCTCGTTTTTGGCCCGAGGGTATCAAGGCCGGTTGGTTTAAATAATTACCTAATGCTTAAGTTAATTATATATAATACTGGGAGACAATCAAGAGATATTTCTATAATACTTTGATATAAATATATAATTAAATCATATAAAGAAACGGGGTAGCAAATGAGTGAATCCGGTCTGTGGGAGAAGTTCAAAGGGGCCGTTGGTAAACGCGGCCACTGGTTCCGGGTGGAGAACTCGTGCGGCATTGGTACGCCTGATGTAAGCGGCCTTGTTGCTGGGGGGCCTACGTGGTGGCTGGAGCTGAAATATCGCCGGAGATGGCCTGTCCGGACGGATACGGTGGTGAAACTCGATCATTTTACGGATGCGCAGAAGGCATGGCTCGTGCGCCACGGGAAAGCGGGCGGATCCTGCGGTGTTTTGCTGGAGGTTGCCGGGGAGTACCTGTTGTTTGACTGGCGTGGGTGCGTATACACCGGGACCGTTCCGCGGGCTGTGCTGTATGAGCTGGCGCTGTGGCGGGGGCGCTCGCTGGGCGACCCGCTATTCATCGGCTTTCTTCAGCGCGGCGTACAGGTCGAGGGTGATTAGGTAGAGCTTGGTGAACTCCGGGTCCCGCGGGACGGATTCCACCCAGCCGTTCACGGCTTCCGGATTGAACCGAGCCGCGGCAGCCAGCACCGCGGATATCTCCTCGTCCGAGCACGGCCTGCCGGATGTTACCCGGTGGACTGTGTTATAGGGGATGGCGGCCGCCTTGGCGAACTGTTTTAGCGACCCAAAAACGGCGATTAGCTCAGTTTTTAGCGTCGGATCTTGTAACTGGTTTGTTCTTTTTCCCATCGACGGCCTCCGTGATTAGGTCGCGCAGCAACCCGCTCGCGGTCTGGTTGTGCTGGGTTTTTGCCACGCGTTTGAAGCGGTTCCAAAGGCGGGCGTCTATCATAAAGGTGCGTGTTTTCTTAGCCATAGGGCGAGTATATAGCCCTTTTAATTATAAATAAAGGGAATTTTGAGCGGGGTGGCCCTTTATATAAGGGAAAATTCTTGATTACGGCCAGAAATAATAACAGTGAAAAAGGGTAATAAGGGTAATAGGGTAATACGATTTACTGTAGAAATACCTAAATCAACAACTTACAGCATATTACCCTATCCCGGGTGGAATTTTTCCTGTTAATACCTGTGGTATTTATAAGGAATTTTCCCTTATATAAAGGGCCATCGGTTATCCCCCACATTACCAGCGTTGAGTGGGTCTTTTAAATCCTCCAGACATAGGCTATACTTAACCAAAGTATTTTATTCCGGGGGCATAGGGATGTCGGGAAACGTTGGCTACAGGTACCCGAAGGGCAACCAGTTTTGGAAGGCGAGGTCTCGGCACGGGCGCAAGAAGGCTTACGAGACGCCTGAGCTACTTGCGGAGGCGTGCGAGGATTATTTCCAGTGGATCGTGGACAACCCGTTGATGGAGCCGCGGGCTTTCCCATACGAGGGGGACGTCAGTATCGAGTACATCCCCAAGATGCGCGCAATGACACTCCGCGGATTGTGCGTGTTTCTCGGGCTTACAATAGAGACTTGGCACCAATATCGCAAGCATCCGGATTATTCTGAAGTCTGCAAAGAAGTGGACTATTTGATATACGAACAGAAGCTCACCGGCGCGGCTGCCGGGTTCCTAAATGCAAGCATAATTGCGCGTGAAATCGGGCTTAAAGACCAGTCCGAAATAGACCACAAATCCACCGACGGCACTATGACGCCAAACAACCCCACCCTCAGCAAAGAAGAAGCCGCCGACCTACTGGCCCTGCTCGCGGACAAGAAATGACATGGCCGCCAGACTTCAGCAAGGAGGAAGAGCGCCGGGTACAGGTTCGGCGGATCATCCAGTCCACCCCAGACCCAAGGGAGACCGCCAGAAGTTACTATTCCGACAACCCAATCCAGTTCGTCAGAGACAATTGCATCACCTACGATCCGCGCAACCCAGCGAAGGGGCTACCCGCTAAGATGCCGTTCATCCCGTTCCCCAAGCAGGAAGAGTATATCCAATGGCTGCTGGACAGTATGCGCGACGAGGCGGACGGGTTAGTGGAGAAGGCGAGAGACATGGGGGCCACATGGATCAGCTGCGCGTTCTCTGTTTGGGTATGGCTGTTCTTGGAAGGCAGCGCCGTCGGGTGGGGTTCGCGTAAGGAGATGCTTGTCGACCGGCTTGGCGAGCCGGATTCCATATTCGAGAAGTTGCGTATGATTATCCGTAACCTCCCGGCCTATCTGCTCCCCCCGGATTTCAGCGAAAAAGATCACCTCACTTTTATGAAGTGCCTGAATCCCAGCAACAACTCCACCATCTCCGGCGAGGCTGGCGACAATATCGGCCGCGGCGGGCGCAAGTCGATCTACTTCAAGGACGAGTCGGCGCACTACGACCGGGCCGAGCTAATCGAGGCGTCGCTGGGCGACAACACCAACGTCCAGATAGATATTTCATCAGTCAACGGCGAAGGCAACGTATTTCATCGCAAACGGTTCGGCGGCGTTGCCCGTGTGTTTGTCTTCGACTGGCGGGATCACCCGGCAAAGACGCAGGAGTGGTACGACAAACGCAAGGCGAAGGCCGAGGCGGAGGGGCTGACCGCGGAGTTCGCGCAGGAAGTGGACCGCGATTACTCGTCCTCGGTGGAGGGGGTATTCATCCCGTCCGACTGGGCCAAGGCCACGCTGGACGCGCATAAGAAGCTCGGCGTGGATCCGTCGGGCATGACCGTCTGCGGGTTGGACGTTGCGGACGAGGGCGGGGACAAAAACGCGCTGGTCGGGGCGTACGGTATTCTCGTCAACCACATCGAGCAATGGGGCAAGGGCGATACGGACTACACCGCCAAGCACGCTTACAACTACGCCCAGACCCACGGCATAGACCGTATGGCGTACGACTCTATCGGGGTAGGTGCGGGCGTCAAGGGGTCGCTGGCGAGTATAGCGCGGGAAACGGGCAAGACGCTGGACACTGATGTTATCGGGTTCGCCGCCGGGTCAGGAGTAGTCAACCCAAACAACGAGTACACCGAAGGCAAGAAGAACAAGGATATGTTTGCGAACGTGAAGGCGCAGGCGTGGTGGATGTTGCGTGACAGATGCTTGAAGACCTACCAAGCTGTCGTGGAGGGCAAGAGCATGGATCCGTCGGAAATCCTCAGCATAGACTCGTCCAGTGCGCTGGCTCTGGAGCTGGTATCCGAGTTGTCGCGGCCCAAGAAACAATATGACGCCGCCGGTCGTATCAAGGTGGAGTCCAAGGACAATATGAAGAAGCGTGGCATCCCGTCGCCCAACTTGGCGGATGCGTTGATTATGTGCTACATCCCCGTCCCGGAGGAGAGTGCACCAATGGTAAGGAGTTTGTAATGGATAAAATCAAACAGTGGATAATTGACCATAAGGAGAATGGGTCGCTGATTGGGATCGTTGGTGCGCCTATCCTATGGGTATTGCTCGGGCTTGCCCTGAGTGCGCTGTTCTATTCATGCAGTGCGAAGGCAGACTGGTTGTTCCCAGATGGCCCGGTGCTGTATTTCTACGCCGATTTCGACCGCAATAACCCGTTCTGTGAAGGCGGCAGAGATACAACGGAAATCAGCAGCAATGTCGGCATCCGGCAGACAGTATTCCGAAAGAACGGCGTGTCTTTGATTGGCTCGTACACCCACCATTCGTGCGCGTTCAAGGTGGACGACGCCAGCTACGATGCCCTCGGCTTCGGTATTGAGTGGCAGATAGGGAGATAACAACCATGAAGAAACTATTGCTAATCCTACTACTCATTGCCCCGCTGACGGTGGGTGCGTTGCCGACTGTTATAACCCCGGCGACGAAGGTCACATTCACCGCTCCAACACAGAACACCGATGGTTCCCCGCTCACCGACCTCGCCGGGTACAAGCTCTACTGGCGCACGGACACAGGTGCGTACTCTGACGCCAACAGCGTGATGGTGTCAGACCCGACGGCGGTGGAGATATTGCTGTCACTCACGTCAATGCCTGACGGCGATAACTACGTGACAATCACGGCGGTTAATTCAGCAGGCAGCGAATCCGACTTCGCCCCGGAGGCTTTCGTAAAAAAGTCCGGGATGCAGTATTACAACCTCCAAAACGCCGGAACCGTCCCGGCTGCTCCATTTAATTTACAGGTACAGTGATATGGCAACAGTGCTGAATAGGACTACAAAGCAGTTATTAACGTCTGCTAACACGCCTGACCACCCTAGTAATGATTGGATTATTAACCCAGATCTATCGTCTGTTAGTGGGGTTCCACCTAAATATTGGGTTATTACTGGCGATGTTGTATCAGTGATGGACGCCGCTACACAAGCAATTGTCGATGCTACCGATCTGCAAAAGGTGAAAGATGCAACTGAGCTTGAGAGTCAGAGAGGCGTTCTAAAAGCGGTGATTGCCGCTCTTGTGAAAACAATCAATCTGCGACTCCCCGTGGATCAGAAAATAAGTAAGGCAGAAATAGTTGCAGCGATTAAGGGAGAATTGTAATGGCATCTGGTGACACACTCTTGGTATTCACACCGCAGGCTAACCAGCCCCCGGCATCAAATTATGCAACGCTTGACACGAGGAACAATCATCTAGTCCTTGACTTTGACGACACGACAAACGAGAGCGCAGTATTCTCAGGCGTCTTGCCAAGAACTTATGCATCTGGTGGTTTAACGGTTTACATCCATTATTCAATGACCTCAGCAATCAGTGGAGATATTGATTGGCAGGTTGCCTTCGAGCGCATCGGCGATCAGGTGCTGGATATTGATGCTGATAGTTTTGCCACTGCGCAGAGCGTGATTAACACAATTGTTCCAGCAACCAGTGGTCTCGTGGATATAGTCAATATCGCATTTACTGACGGTGCTCAGATTGATTCTTTGGCGGTTGGGGAATCTTTCAGACTAAAACTCACCCGTGATGCCGTGAGCGACACCGCTGTTGGTGATGCTGAGTTAGTATCAGTAGAAATCAAAGAGACATAGCATGGCTAGGTCATTCAACGGCACCAGTGACTACCTATCTTACCCTGATAGCACATTATTACGTCAACCAACAACTGCGATAACTGTTTCACTGTGGCACAAGATTCCTGCGTCAGCGGGGATATCATATCCTGGTATTATTGGAAAAAAAACTAATAGTGGATCAAACCCGTGGCAATCTTGGGGGATTAGTCAGACAGGTGCATCACTCGGCGTGTATTACGGCGGCATTTCTGACGGGTCTACAGCGGGATCAAAAGTTGATACCAGTTTAACAACAGCGCTTACGTCAGGGGTGTGGTATTTATTTGTTTTATCGTGGAGCCAAGGTGGGCAGGTATCACTAAAAGTTTTCAATACCGATGGGACACTTAATCAGGAGGTTTACTCTGTAACATCGTCGATAACGATCGGGTATGACGCCGGGGAGTTATTCGCTATGAAGAATGAGGGCGCATCATACCTCGGTGGCGATATAGCAGAGGTAGGAATCTGGGACAAGAAGTTATCTACGGCAGAAATAAACGCATTATCTGCGGGTTATTCCCCTAGCACGGTGTCTACACAGAATAGTATTTTTCACGCACCGATTATTCGCGGTGCAAATGACCAACACGGTGCACTAGCTACCATAACCGGCTCAACAGTGTCTGCGCACCCTAGAGTCATATATCCAAACTCAAATATATTAATATTTCCTGCCTCAGCAGCCGACACGACCGCCCCCACACTCACCAGCCCAACAGGTACAGCAACAGGCAGCACTACCGCAGACGGTACGGTAGTCACGAATGAGGCCAATGGTGCGCTCAAGTATCTATTCAGCGTAAACGCTACAGAGTCCGATGCAGCAATACTTGCGGGTAGTTCACAGCCAGTAACAGCAACAGGTACGCAGAGTGTAAGTACTACCGGACTCACTGCTGCGACAACGTACTATGTGTTTTATATCCACACCGATGCTGCTGGTAATCAGTCCACGCAGGTGCGGAGTGCGAGTTTTACTACCAATGCGGCGGGAACTGTATACGACGCTGCGGTATCTTTGGCTGGAGGCGTAGGTGACTCATACGCGGCGGCAACAAATACCCAGCAAACAATTTCCATGGCCATCGGGTTATCTACCGCGCAAGATAATAACGTGGCGACAGACCAAGCAGTGTCGCAGGCTAAGGGGCAATCTATCGGCAACGCGGGAGCTAACGACACTGGCTCAAGCACCACACTAGGAATTGCGAGCACAATGGCTACATCCTCGATCATAACCATAGAGGCCGCAGCCACGCTATCCGTAGGGGATGGAATTGCCGCATCTAACGTCGCAAATCTTCTCGCAAGTTCTGGGCTGAAGAAGACGGTATATGTTGCGGAAGACGGTAGTATTAACACCGCGGCCACAACGGGATTAGCAAAAGGTGCGGGGGACAACACCGTAGCGGGCCGCAGCGTACAGGAATCGCTGACATTATTGATAAAGGGCGGTACTGCGCAAGGCGCGTTGATAACCATTGATGGAGCGGTGACGTTTACCAACAAGACAGCGATATCCAACAACGCTATCGCAATCTATGAGTCTTCCGTGCAGATCGGTAGATCGCTGGTAATGGACATCGTTGGCGCGGCAATAACCGGCGCAGGGCTGGATTTATCGGCTATAATTAGCATAAATACGGTCGGAACCTCTATATCTATAGGGGTTAAGACCCCAGACGGTAGGGTGTTATACATTGAATCTGATATTCGGCTATTTTCTATAGAGGCCGACAATCGTGTATTCGGGATCGGGGAAGACGGTAGAATTTTTCCAATTGAAAGTTAAGGAGTCAGGATATGGGCAAAGCGACAAACAGGAATCCATTGCGGGTGGTTATTGGCGCGGACGGCGCTGCCGATGTGCAGGAAGTGACCGTGCTCGGTGGCAACCTGCGGTTCGTATTCCATCTGGAATGTTTCAACAGCAACGGCATCCTGAAGTGGGAAGACACATTCGACGATCTCGTGGTAAACGTCGGGCTGGACGACTCGTTGGATAAACACCTCAAGGGCAGTGCCTACACGGCGGCATGGTATGTTGGCCTGACTGATGGCGTACCGACCATTGCCGCCGGGGATACGATGGGGTCTCACATCGGGTGGGCAGAAGTCGCAGCGTACACCGAAACAGTGCGGCAGACGCTGACCCTCGGTACGGTGTCCGGGCAAAGCGTGGATAACAGCGCCAACAAAGCCGTGTTTTCAATCAATGGCACGGCGACCGTCGGGGGAGCGTTTGTCGTAACAGATAACACAAAATCGGGAACGTTAGGTATTCTGTATGGGGTTGGCGCGTTCACAGGCGGGGACAAGGCTGTGGCCAATGGCGACACATTGAACGTGACTGTAACCTGCACAGCCGCGGCGGTCTAATAGGAGGCGAGTATGAAGATCAAGATTTTACAAAGAGTGGAGATGCAGCATAAATTCTACGATAAGGATGCGCACGACATGGCGTACCAGAAGATGGAGTTTGCGGAAGGGGTGGAGGTAGACCTAACAAACAAGGTACCCGATTGGTCGTTGTGCGCCATCAAGCTGATCCGCCTTGGCTACGCTGAGGAAGTCGTGGGGTGAGCGCAAAGTTCCGAAAAGAGGCTGCGGAAGTGTTGGATTACAGGTTTGACTTTAAGCCGCTAACAAACGGCCGGGATTCTGCCCAGTCAGATTTTCTAGGGGCGTCGGAGACCATATCGTCGTTCACCATTTCCGCAGACACCGGAATCACCGTTGACAGTAGCGCACTAGCGGACACAAGCACCTCTGTACTTGTTTGGTTATCGGGCGGGACATTGGGCAGTGAGTATGAGGTGGTCGCGGAAGTTGTTACCAGCGACTCGCGGAAAGTTCGCCGTTCCATACTAATCAAGATCGTTTCTGTTGGAGAAAGATAATGGCAATCACCTTACTATCTAGTTCAAACAACGCAAGCTCTGCCGCACAGTCTAATGGATCCGCGGACACGAAGACCATTGTGGCATCGGGTAACTTTGGCGGCGGTACGCTGACGCTGGAATACAGCAATGATAATTCCACCTGGGTGTCGTCTGGTAAGACGCTGTCCGCAGGCGGGGCCGTGGAGTTCAATGACCGGCCCGGCCTACACTGGCGGGTTACTTTGGCAGGCGCTACCTCCGGCAGCGTAACGGCAGTGGCCTTCTGACAATGGCTCAAAGACTGTTTGACAACGTGGCCATCAACGCCACTTCTGGGTCGTGGGTTAAACCAGACACTGACCTGCTCTCGGTATTTGTCTGGGGGGTGTTCGACAGCGCGGTGGCGAAAATACAATTCTCACCAGATGGCGTGGAGTGGTTCGACGACCCAACGTTTGAACTCCAGTTCACCACAAAAGGGATAAAGACACAGGCGGTTTCTGTTGGGGTACACATACGCGCAGTTATTAGCAACGCAGGGTCGGCAACAAACCTATCGGTGTGGATATTATGAACTTCGAGAACCGGGTACAGGTAGCTGACCAATACGGGGTTCCGGTAGCGGTGGAGAACAACGCCTTAAGAGTGGACACGAGCGACCACTTTGTAACGGTCACAGAAGAATATACTGCATCCGGTGGTGCTGTCACGGCCGTATCTATTGCAACGCCAACGCCGGGGAAAGATATCGGCGTGAAATCGGTATCCATAAGAACAGAATCAGCATCGGGCACCATCTCCCTTGACTTTGCTACATCCGGGATAAAGGTGGCGCGCGCATACCCAGCGAAGAATGCGCCCCTTGATTCTGCGGACATGCACATCGTTGGTGCGGTCAACGAGCCGCTGACCTTTTCGGCGACAGGCCTAGGACAGACAGACAGAGTATTCGTCATCGTAAACTACGTGGAGCATTGATAATGTTTAGCTGGATTAAAAGACGGCAAATAAAAGAGTCCGCAGTTCAGGCGATAATCTCCATGCAGACTCTTGGGCAAGCGATATGGACCCCAAGAAAATACCGCCAGTTGTCAGAAGAAGGGTATGTCAAAAACGTCATAGCCTATCGCTGTATCAACGAGATTGCTGGCGCGTCATCACACGTGAAGTGGCTGCTCCATAAGCACGATGCTTCAGGAAACAAGGCTAAGATTTTACAGCACGAGGTTCTTGATCTCCTGTCCCGACCCAATCCACAACAGAGTGGGGCTTCGTGGCTGGAACGGGTGATGGCATTCCACGAAATATCAGGCAACACGTACATCGAGGCGGTACATGGATCGGATAAGCCGCGGGAGCTGTATTGCTTGCGCCCAGACCGCATGAAGGTGGTTGCCGGGTCATCTGGCCCAGCGGCGTACGAATACAGCGTGGGCAGCGAGAAGAAGGTGTGGGAAGTGGACCCGCTGACCGAGCAGGCAGACATCCTACACATAAAGACGTTCCATCCGCTTAACGACTGGTATGGTATGAGCCGCCTAGAAGCCGCGGCGTTTGAAATAGACATCCACAACCAGACCCTGAGCTGGAACAAGTCACTACTGGATAACGGCGCACGACCGAGCGGTGCTCTGGTATACGGCCCCAAGGACGCGCCGCAGAACCTAGACGACGAGCAGTACATGCGCCTGAAAAAGCAGATAGATGAACAATACAGCGGATCGAAGAACGCCGGCAGACCGATGCTGCTGGAGGGCGGCATGGACTGGAAGGAAATGGGCCTCAGCCCGAAGGATATGGACTACATACTGGCCAAAGACACCAGCGCACGCGACATCGCTCTGGCCTTCGGCGTACCGCCGATGATTCTCGGCATACCGGGCGACAACACGTACTCCAATATGAAAGAAGCTCGGCAGGCACTATGGGAACAGACCGTTCTGCCGTTGCTGTACAAGATCGCTGGGGAGCTGAACAACTGGCTGCTGCCGAAGTTCGAGGAAGGCATTATGCTCGGTATAGACGAGGACAACATACCCGCACTCGCACCGCGCCGCGAGGCGATGTGGAACCGTCTGGAGAATGCGGACTTCCTCACCGTCAACGAAAAACGGGAGGCGGTTGGCTACGGCCCAATGGACAACGGCGACGAGATACTGGTACCGGCCAACATGTTACCGCTCGGGTTTGACGCTACGCAGGACACCCAGAAATCGCTCGAAAAATGGCTTGTAGAGGAAAACGGGTATTCCGAAGATAAAGCGAAGGAGATGGCTGGTTTGGCATTTTGCGACAATGAGAACGGCTGACGCAAAACAAATAAACCTAACCTCCAGAGCCGCGAGAAATCGCGAGCTGGCGGTACAATTACGGCTGATGGCCCGGTTGGAGAACACCTACGCGCCAAAGTACCGCTCGCTGTTCGCAATAAACGCTCGTGCTATGGCTCGGGCGTATCTGGCTGGCGGCAAACAGTCCGCGGCTATCGCAGCGTCCAGCATAAAGGGCGGTCTCAAAACGGTATTGCTGGCTAATATGCGAGCTGCGATGGTTCTGTTTGGAGAAAGAACGAAGCGGGAGTTCAGCCGAGCGGCAAAGGGCGGCCATCGGTCGTTCGACACCGCCATACAGGAATATCTCAACGAGTTCGGCACCCTACGCATAGACCAGATAACGGAAGTGACCAGAAAGAGGATGCTGGATGTCATATTGGCCGGGGAAGCCGAGGGGCTACCCATATCAGAGATCGCCGCAAGCATAACCGAGCAGATGGGCGGCAGTATTGCCCGCGTGAGAGCGCAAACTATAGCAATAACAGAGACCCACAGCGCCGCGACCTACGCATCAGACGCCGTTGCGGAGGAAAGCGGGCTGGAGCTTACGAGGGTGTGGGTAGCGGCCGAGGATGACCGCACCAGACCCACTCATAGCGACGCGGACGGGCAGCGTAGGCGCATGGGCAAGCCGTTCACTGTGGGGGGCGCGTCCCTAGACCGGCCCGGCGACCCGAACGGCCCTGCACAGGAGGTTATACGGTGCAGATGCGTGCTGATTTACGAAGAAAATTAGGGGTTTTACCAAGAAATGGCCTATAATTTAAAAGGGCGACAGGAGGCAAATAGTATGGCCTGTACATTGATTACGAAGGGACTAGCGCAGGAGCAGGACTTCACCGCTCCGGAATCCATAGACATCTCATTCGAGATAAAAGAGGTGGCCGAGGACGGTACATTTTCCGGCTACGGCTCCACGTTCGGCAACGTAGACCTCGGACGCGATGTTATGGAGAAGGGCGCATTCACCAAGGCGCTACGCAAAAAGAGCCTCAAGGACATCAAAATGCTGTGGCAGCACGACCCACGAAAACCGATAGGCGTGTGGGAAGAGATGATGGAGGACGATAAAGGGCTGGTGGTGCGAGGCCGCTTGATCCGGGAAGTGCGCCAAGCGGAAGAGGCGTACGCCCTGATGAAAGCGGGTGCTATTAGCGCGATGTCCATCGGCTTCTCAATCCCAGCCGGTGGATACGAGATAGACGAAAAGAAGCGGGTGCGAGTAATTAAAGAGGCCGACCTGTGGGAAGTATCCGTTGTTACCTTTCCGATGAACCCGCGGGCCAAGATCCGCGGCGTCAAGTCCGTTATTCCATTCCATGAGGATTTCGAGGTCGCTGATCGCGGTCGTATGTGGGATGCCGACATGGCCAAGATGCACTTGCTACAATACGCGGGCGGTGCAAGCTCCTTGGACGATATGGACTGGGATGAATACAAAGAGGCGTTCCTGTGGTACGACGATTCCAGCCCAAAGAGCCTTGACAGTTATAAGCTACAAATTGCGGACGTTATCGGCGGGGAGCTGACTATAGTTCCCAAGGCGGTGTTCGCCGCGGCTGGGGCGCTGCTGGGTAACACGAGCGGTATACCGGACAACGCGCTATCGCGCATCACCAGCAACGTGGAGCGGTACTACAGCAAGATGGATATGGAGTCCCCGTTTGTCGTAGGCGGCAATGGTGCGGCGGTAAAGAATTTCAATGTTGCGCTGTTGAGCGCGGCATCGGACGCTAAGGAGTATGAGCAAACTCTGCGAGAGGTAGGGTTCAGCAATTCCGAGGCAAAGGCCATAACGGCCAAAATCGGCCCTCAGCGAGAGGTTGAGGCTAAAGGGTTGGCGAATGCCCTGAAAAACGCCAATGACGTACTTAGCAACCTCTAACACAGACCGAGGAGATTAACATGGCTGATGAAAAAGACCCGATTGCCAACGAGATCGAGAAGTTGGCGTCCAACGTAAAGGATACGCACGAGAAGCTCAACACGGCTTTTGCCGAACTGAAGACTGCGCAGGAAGCCGCGCAAAACCAGTTCCTCAAAACCGGCGACATTGATCCGCTGATTAAAGCGGCCACCGATAAGATGACTGCCGACATCGTGAAGATGCAGGAAGCCGTTGACTTGACCGTCACCAAGATGAACCGCCCTCAGCTGGGCATCGACTCTTATGACGAAGCGGACAAGAAGAATCAGGAAGCTACCCTGTTCTTCAGTAAGAATATCCGCGCCCGCGAAGAGAACGGTGACCTGCTTATCGGCGACATCCGCGTAGTTGAAAACGGCAAGGCGAACCACGAAGTATTCGATGCCTACAAAGCCGCGTTCAAGGCCCACCTCCGCAACCCAGACATCCGCGGGTTGAGTGCCGACCAAGCCAAGGCGTTGTCCGTTGGCTCTGACCCCGATGGCGGCTACACGGTGACACCGGAGATGAGCAACCGCATCATTGAGCGTCAGTTTGAAAGTTCGCCGCTGCGTCAGGTGGCGATGATCGAAACCATCAGCTCCAACGCGTTGCAGATTATCGAAGACCCAGAAGAGTACAGCGCCAGCCGCGTGTCGGAAGGCAGTAGCACCGCCAACAGCGGCACCGCCCAGCTCGGCAAGCGGGAAATCGTAGCTCACGCAATGGAAGCTCGTCCCAAGGCGTCACCGGAATTGCTGGAGGACTCCTTTATGGACATCGAGTCCTACATCGCTCGCAAGATCGGCAACAAGTTCGCCCGCATCGAAGCCAGCGAGTTCATCGGCGGTGACGGTGTTGGTAAGGCCCGCGGCATTACAACCTACACTGCCGGTACGGCGTGGGGTCAGGTGGAGCAGATTAATTCTGGCGCAAACGGTGGCGTGACCTACGCTCAGTTGGCCGCGATCTCGACCGGCCTGAAGGAAGCCTACTATGCGAACGCCCAGTGGCTCCTGCATCGTACGCTGATTGGTAAGATCCTCGCCCTGTCGGGTAACGACACCCCGCTGTGGATTCCCTCCATTGCCGTGGGCCAGCCGTCTACCCTGTTGGGCTATCCGGTACGGTTCGCGCAGGACTTCGCTACTCCGGCAACGAACTCGCTGTCGGGGGCCTTCGGCGACTTCCGCGCTGGATACACTTGGGTGGATCGCCGCGGCATTACCATCAACCCAGACCCGTTCACCCAGAAGCCGTTTGTTGAGTTCTACGCTCGGGCGCGTTCTGGTGGCGATGTGGTTGACACCGACGCTATCAAGATCATCAAACTGGCCGTCTAACCAACGATGGGCCGGGTAACACCGGCCCTCTTTTAAAATTAAGGAGATTTTACAATGCGTGATATCAAAAGCAATGTTGACGAGGCCCAGAGCTTGGCCCCGGCAGCCATCACCAGCACGACCAACGGCAGCGGCGTAGACATCCGCGGTTACGACTCCGCGATGGCAGTGGTACATCCCGGCACCCGCACTGACGGCACGCACACGCCGAAATTGCAGGAGTCTGACGACAACTCCACGTTCACCGATGTTGCATCCAGCGATCTACAAGGCACCTTCGCCGCTATTGCCAGCAATACCATCCAGCGCGTTGGTTATGTTGGCAGCAAGCGGTATCTGCGGGTCGTGACCACGGTGTCCGGCGCGACGGTCGGCGCGGTATACGGGGCCACTATCGTCCGTGGTAATCCTGCTGGCGCTGCGCTGGCCTAAGTTGGCGCGGTTATTGAGCCGGGTGTCCATCCCCTTAGCACCCGGCTCCTTTTTAACCTTAGTGCGGAGGATTGAATATGCGAGTGAAGATCACCAGCTCAGGAATACCAATAGCCAACGGAGACGACGTGTGTGTGCCTAAAGTTGGCGACGTTATCGAAGTCAGCAACTCAGTCGGTACGGCATTGATACGTGGCAACGATGGCGAACAGGTTGAGGTTGCCAAAAAAGAAGAGCCTGAAGAAAAGAAGCCCAAGGAAAAGAAAGCAAAGGGTAAAGCACCAAAGAACAAGAATTTGGGAGCAGCTCCGGAGAACAAGTAAATGGCCTCGCCTCTCGAAACTTTAATGGCGCAAGACCCGCGGGCTTCCCAGCATAAAATGTTCTCGGGTATCCGCCGAACCGTAGACGCTACGGTGGAGCCTGTCGATATACTGGAGGTCAAAAACCACATAAGACTGGAGCCAGGAATAACAGAAGATGACGCGCTGATAAACGCGCTGATAACTGCCGCCCGCACTTACGTGGAGAACGATATCAACAGAAGTCTGGTGTCGCAGACTTGGCAGATCGTCTTCGATCATTTCCCGAACAAGGATGAGCTGTGGCTGCCTAAAGGCCCGTTGATATCAGTCACCAGCATAACGACCTACGACGAAGCCAACACCGCATCCGTATTAAGCACGGCTGCTTACTTTGTGGATACCTACGGCGACCGGGTGTCGTTGGTCTATGGCTACAGTTGGCCGACCGACCTGCGCCACCACAACGGCGTGGTCATCGAGTATGTCACCGGCTACGGCACCAAGGCCACCGATATTCCGCAGCCGATAAAGCAGGCGATGCTGATGCTGGTTGGGCACTGGTACGAGAACCGCGAGGCGACTTCCTACAGCAAAATAGACTCAGTACCTATGGCGGTTGGTGCGCTACTTGCGCAGTACAAACGGAGTCGGTTGTGATTAGCACCGGCGCGGGCAAGATGAACCGGCGGTGTACGCTGGAGCGGGAGACCCGGCTACCGGATGGCGCAGGCGGCTACACCAGAACGTGGGACGCCTATGCTACAGTGTGGGGAGACCTTACTGTTAAATCCGGCAACGAAAAGCAGGTGTCCGAGCAACAGACCAACGTCCAAGAATACATGCTCAGAATCCGCTATCGCCGCGATGTACTACCGGCGGACAGAGTGGTTATCCAAGGGGCGGCCTACAATGTTCGCAATGTGTTCAACAACGACCAGAAGCGGCGGTTCTTGATGATACGGTTACAGGCCGGGGTTGCGGTATGAAGAAAAAGACCATGAAGATATCCGGTCTCAGCTCGCTATCAAATAAGCTGCGCAGCCTCCCGGAGGTAGTTCGTCAGGAAGTAGCCAAAGGGGTGTCGGCGTCGGCCCTGATGTTACAGAACGACATGCGAATGTCCATACAGAAGGGGCCGAAGACGGGCAGAGCCTACAAGCGGGGGAAGACAAAATGGCATCGCGCCTCAGCACCCGGCGAAGCTCCGGCGACGGATTCCGGCAGGCTGGCGAGTCATATAAACTTCACCTTAAGCGAAAGAGGGATGAAGGCCAGCGTAGGCGTCAACGATGCGACCAATATTGTATACGCTGCCCGCATGGAGTTCGGCGGAAAAGATAGCCGCGGGGTATACATCGCTCCCCGCCCGTATATTCGCCCGGCCCTACGCAGGAAGGCGCAAGACATTGTGTTGAGATTGAAGAAGTCCTATAAAGCAGGAATACGGAGGGTTACAAGTGGCCGTTGACGCCTTGTCCGATTTACAGAAAGCCGTCTATGGCGCGCTGACGGGCGACGCTACTCTGATGGCGGCAATCAACGGCGTCTACGACTTCGTGCCGCAAACATCCGCACATCCCTATATAACTATCGGTGACGACAATTACGAATGGTGGGGAGCTATGCAGCAAGACGGAGGCAAGTACGTCCTCCAGATAGATACATGGTCGCGTGCCGAGGGCAGGAAGGAAGTCAAGGACATAATGAATATCATTGCCGGTATCCTGCACAACGGCTCCCTGACAGTGGCCGGAAATACCCATATTTCGACGCGGCTGCAATTCCAGAGTACGATTAAAGAGGCCGACGGGTTCACCCACCACGGCATACAGACGTTCGTCGTCTTGCTACACGAATAGAGGAGATTGACATGGCGGAACTGGTTATAACAAACGGCAAACTATTATTCGGTGGGTATGACTTCTCGGGTAATATGAACGCCCTCGCAATAAACGCAGGGGCGGAGATACTGGACAAGACGACCATCGGCGCGACTTCCCGCCAGCGTATAGCCGGTCTCAAGACAATGGAGATGCAGCACGAGGGATTCTGGAGCGCCGGTACTGGTGAGCCTGATGGTATCCTGTTTGGCAAGGTCGGCGGCACGTCAGATCCGATGACAATAAGCCCGACATCCGGGGCTGATGGTGATGATGCGTTCATATCCAGCGTGTTGGTGGGTGAGTATTCCCCCGGTGGCGCGATTGGCGAGGTGATGCCGTTCTCTGTATCCGCGGAGCTTAATGAGGACGAGCTGGTGCGGGGTACTGTAATGCACAACGCTACGCGAACCGCCGGGGGTAGTGGTACGGCCCGCCAGCTCGGGGCCGTGGGGGCAACCCAGAAGCTCTACGCGGCATTACACATCACCAGCATTACCGGCGGCACGCTTACGGTTACGGTGGAGAGTGACAACGCCTCTGGTATGACAAGCCCGATTACGCAAGCAACATTCACGGCAGCCACCGCTATAGGCGGGGAATGGCTCGCGCCAATAGCCGGGGCAATAGCGGACGATTGGTGGAGGGTTAGCTGGACGTACACGGGTACGACAGTGGATTTTATTGTTTCTATTGGTATTTTATAGAGGAGAAGGAAGATGGCTGAAATCGTATTGAAAGACGCATCCGTGGTGGTCAACAGCGTGGATTTATCCAGCCGCGTGTCGTCTGTCACAATCAACTATAGCGCGGAAATACTGGACAAGACGGCGATGGGTGCAAACTCCCGTTCCCGTATTGCCGGGCTGAAGGACTTCAGTATCGACGTGGAGTTCAATCAGGACTACGCAACCAGTAACGTAGACGCGACGCTGTTCCCACTCGTTGGTGCTGCGGCTTTCTCCATTGTTGTAAAACCAACCAGCGGCGCGGTGAGCACCACCAATCCGTCCTACAGCGGCAACGTATTGTTGGAGAGCTACAGTCCTATCGCTGGTGGCGTTGGTGAACTGGAAAAGACATCCGTGACATTCCCGGGAGATGGTGACCTGACACGCGCAACCGTATAACACCAACCACACACATTAGAGGAGTACAACATGGCGTTTTTAACAAGAGATCAAATATTATCTGCGGACGACTTCGCCTCAGCGAAAACCGTGGATGTTCCGGAGTGGGGCGGCAGCGTCCGCGTTCGTTCCATGTCTGCGGGTGAAAGAGACCTGTACGAGCAGGATCTTGTTGCTGGGCGGGATGGCGACCGGGTTGCCAATGTTCGCGCACGGCTGCTGGCGTTCGTCATCGTGGATGAAGAAGGTAACCGGGTATTCAGCGAGGAAGACATCGAGGCTCTAGGTAATAAGAGCGTGGTTGCTGTGGATCGCGTGTTTGCGGTGGCGCAGCGCATGAACTCCTTGACGCAGGCAGACGTAGAGGTGCTGGAAAAAAACTTAGAAAGCGACCAGACAGACAGTTCCAGTTCCACCTAGCCGAGAAGCTGGGCGGTATGACTCGCAAGGAAATGATGTCCCGCATGGACGCGCAAGAACTTATGGAGTGGTCGCTATTCTTCAAGATACGGGCGGAACAGGAACAACAGGAAATGCTCAGGCAGAAGGCAACGCAGAAATTAAACGCAAGGCCACGCGGAGGATTACGACATGGCGGTAATTGACGAACTTGTTGTTGACATTGTTGCCGACATAGATGGCCTGAAGCGTGACCTTGACAGGGCGGTTAAGAACACCGGGTCTTTTGAAAGGAAGATCGGAGCTAAAACCAAAAGCATAGCCAACAAGTTCCGAGGCATTACCAACTCGGTCAACATGCTAAACACGGCGATAGCTGGTATCTCCGTTGGCTTCCTAGCCAAGCAGTTCCTTGACGCTGCTCGCACCTCGGAGCAGTTACAGATACAGTTGAAGACCCTGCTTGGGTCTACTTACGAAGCGAACCTGCTATTCGACCAGCTATCCACTATTGCCGGGAAGCTGCCGTTTGAACTGGAGGACATCACCTCATCCGCCACTCGTCTATCCACAGCGTTCGGCAAAGATCGCGACACTATAGTGGAGATGACGCAGGCCGCGGCTAACGTGGCCGCCATCTTTGGCGAAAAGGTGGGTGGAATAACTGGAGCTGCTGACCAGATAGCCCGCGCCTTCTCCGCTGGTAGCGGGGCGGCTGACAGGTTTAGGGACGCTGGTGTAACGGCAATGATGGGGATAGCCGCCGGGGCTTCTGTATCTGGAGAGGAGTTCAAGAAAAAATTCCTTGAGGTGTTTGGCGCAGTCAACGGTAAGTTTAAGGACGCCGCGCTGGAGATGTCCACTACTTGGGACGGTATGACGTCAATGATGGCGGACAAGTGGTTCCAATGGCGCAACACCGTTATGGACGCCGGGGTGTTCAACTACTTTAAAGCCATCGGGATGACCATAGACAAGGACATCGGCGGTGCGCTGGAACGCGGCGACGATACCGCCAAGGTCTGGGCCACCAATATAATAGAAGGAGCGAAGACCGCCGCTGGCGCGGTTGGCGTTCTGGCTGACGGTATCTATGGAATCATAATCATCGCAAAATCCGTGGAGCTGGCATGGGACGCCCTGAAGTTCACGATAACGGCGGCGGCTTCCGCACTCGCCACCAGCATAGAGGATATGATCAACAACGTTGTTGATTCAACCAATCAGATGGTGAAAGACTTTCCGCGTCTAGCCAAGATGCTCGGCGTGGATGAGCTACAGCGCGTTGATCTCGGTGCGACCGCGGTCCAGCAAGAAGCGGACAAGATGGCGGCGGCAATGACCCAAACGATGCAGGAGATAAACGACCTCCTGATGGGAGAGCTACCTAGCACCGCCATAGAAAAGAAGATGGTTGAAATACAGGCCAAGTTTGAAGAGCTACAGGCAAAAATGGCCGCTGCCGCAGCCGCGCCGCAACAGGACACCGGGATAGCCTTGGCGGGTAACGTAACAGCCGAGGAAACTGGGCAGGCCGCAATAGCCGCAAAGCTCGCGAAGCTACAAGAGGGATACACCGCCGAAGCCGACTTACTGGCTGTATCTCTGGAGGAGAAGCAGTTCATTGTCGAGGACGCCTTCCAGTTGGAGTTGATAACCGGACAGCAACGCAAAGACTTGTTGATGAACATAGAAAAGGAGCTACAGGACGGAAGGTTGAAGTTACAGCAACAGGCGCAACAGCGCAGCCTTTCCGTAGCGCAGAGCTTGTTCGGCGGCCTTGCTGCCATCGCCAAGCAGGGTGGCAAAAAGTCCTTTGATATCTGGAAGAAGCTCGCTGCGGCGCAGACTATTGTGAGCACGTATTCTGCCGCGCAAAAGGCGTATGACTCTCAGATTATAACCACAGACCCAACCAGCCCGGTCCGTGCCTATGCGGCAGCGGCAGCGGCCATAGCCAGCGGCACAGCCCGCTTAATGGCCATAAACAGCACCAGTATAGGCTCCACTGGCGTAGGCGGCGCAGGTGGAGGCTCTGGTGGAGGCTCTGGTGGAGGCTCTGGCGGGGCTTTACCGGCTCTACCGACGGCAGAGTTTGCCCAACAGCGCAGGGACGAGCAAATAACCCAGCAAACAATAGTGTTCATCGGCGCGGAGAACCCCGGTGACGAGCAAATAGACCAGATGATAGACCGGCTGAGTGAGCGGATAAATGAAGGCTCGCAGATCGTTATAAGGCGGGATTCCCCACAAGCACAGGAGATCGCTTTGGCGGTGCAGCAATAATGGCAATATTCAAATACACAGCACAACGCGGCCTCTCATTACTTGGCGATGAGAAAGGCGCGTGGATGGCGGACACCACGGCGGAGACGTTGGTGGGGTCTGAGTTGGTGACGAATGGGGATTTTGCGACTGATACTGACTGGATTAAGAGTACGGGTTGGACGATTGCTTCTGGGGTTGCAAGTCATGTCGCAGGGGCAAGTGGATATTTACAGCAATCATCAATTCTCCCACCAGCAGGGACCTCAATATTAGTAACGTTCACAATTTCAAATATCACGGCTGGAGGGGTATCAATATTCGCAACATGGGGCGTTAGGACTCCGTACGTTTATGCAAATGGGACATATACATTTTCTTTAGTCGTGGGCGCTGATACAAACCTGTATATTTATGCGCTTTCAACATTTGCCGGAGATATCGACAACGTATCAGTACGCCTAGCAGTGCCCGACTTATCAACAGCAAACAACGGCCTCGGCGTTTACGGCTCAATCACGAAATCCGCAGTGGCTACCGGGGCGGGGTTGATGGGTTATTCAGGATTCAGCGCATCGAACTATTTAGAGCAGCCATACAACAGTGATCTTGATTTTGGAACGGGTGATTTTTGTTTTATGGGGTGGTCTAATCAATCGCCAACCACCAGCTATGAGATGATCCTCAGTCGCGGATATTATTCCGGTGGTTGGGTTGGTGCATTGATCCAATTATTTTATAGACCAGATGGTGCGTTGCGTTTTATTGTGTCAGATGACGGGGGGACAACAATTGATTCGGCCACTACATCAAACGTGTATGACGACTCTTTGCCCCATCATGTAGCAGCACTTCGGCGAGGGAACACGTTTCATGTCTATGTGGACGGTGCATTAGTGATCAGTGTGTTGGTCAATAATGCAGCAGGATCACTCAATAATGCAAACGCATCCCTGAGTTTTGGGATTGACCAAGGTGGCGCATCGTATGCAAATAACAATAATGGTTTATCACTCTGGCGCGCCTTCGCCTACGCCCCAACCGCCGCACAAATAAAAGCCATCTACAACAAAGAGAAACACCTGTTTAAAAAATACAGTACCTACACGCAGGAAGGCGTACAGCGAACCCTGACCATCCCGCTACAGAGCGCGGATAGATCCCGCAGCGTGGTGAAGAACGAAACGGTGACGCTGAGTGGTAAGCGGGTGTCGTTGGTGCATCGCAACGAGTACGACTGGTCGCTGGGCACCGACATCGTACATCGCACAGACAGCACTACCTTCCCACTTCTGTCCGAGCTGGACGAGCTGGTGTACTCCACGCAGGGGTCTGAGGTATTCACAGTAGATATTTACGAAGACGGGACGGATACGGCGATGGTTATGAAGTCGACTAAAGTTGCGGATGCCCGGCTGTCAAAGAAGGACATGTTTACTGCGACGCTGAAGATGCAGGAGTCTAACCAATGAAGTTCGAGCCTCGCACGGTATACGTGGTCTCTTTCGATACCACCAACACCGATCTAAAATACTTTGTCAGTCACCCGGACATCGTTCTGGATGGCGTCGCTGATGCGGATATATTCTACGGCGACATAATAGACGCCTCCGCCTTCTCCCAAGGGCTAAACCCGATCCGTGCCAACGCTACCATCGGCGGCATATCGTTCACCTTCGTTGATACCAACCGGCAGCTATCGGCTCTTCTGAATAGTAAGCTATTAGCTGGCGACGGACTACGCGCCAAGCGAGTACAGCACTGGATTGGGGAGAAAGGCGCGGACTGGACGAGCGGCTACACTCTTATCCAGACGCATCAGATAAACGACTCGATAAAGGTGGTCCAGAACGGTAACGCCTACCAGTTCACGGCCCGCGACATCCAGCGCAGCCAACTAAAGAACATTTTTATACCAAAAGAGACCACTACGACTGCCGCCATAAGCAAGACGGCAATAACCATAGGCGTCGGTACCACTTCCGGACTACAGCTACTCCAGCACGGCCCGAGGTATTCTGACGCGCCCAATGCCTTGGTGGTATACATCCGCATTAAGGACGAGGGAAACCGGTG